CCAAAAAAAATTGATTTTGGGAAAAAAGTTGATATTTATAATAAGAGAGTAGATAAATTAAAAAACCAATATGGATTAAAAGATAACGACACATTAGGTAAATATCATCAATCTTTTTGGGAAGAATTAATTTTTAATGCAGGACAACAATTTGGTTATAAAATTTCTAAAACAATTTTAAAGAAATTAACTAAAAGATGGGCGTTTTTTGATAAAAGTTATAAAATACCACAAATAAAAAATGACTTAAAAAAACACCCAGAATTTTTAAACTGGGTTATGAATACAGATAAACAAAACCACAAAGCAATGGTTAAGAAAAATATGTTACCATTTGAAAAGATTTTCTTTTCAGTAGGAGCAGATATATTATTAAATTTATCAAACTTTATCGCAGCTAATCCAACAAAAGCTGTAGAAAAAATTAGAAAAGATATCATCAAAGCATCTAACCAAGTTAGAGCAGGTGGTGATATTAAAAAAATGACAACATTAAAACAACAATTAGAAAAACTAAACTCAATTGGTGGATTAAAAAAGATAGTTCCGGTTGAAGGTATAGTTTTCAAATATAAAGGAAAAACCTATAAGTTTACTGGTGCTTTCGCACCCGTAAATCAAATATTAGGGTTAGTGAGTTTTTAGTTATGGCCAATTATAGTAAAGAAGCAAAAAGACAAAACGAGGTATTGAAAGATTTAATATCTGGTAAAGAACACGAAAAAAAATACACTCAAGTTGGATATGAGGGTAAACAAGAAAACAAAGGTGGAGAAACTCGTAAATCAGAATTAACTGATATTATGGCAGAAGCAAGAGTTCCTTTGTTTTGTCCTAAGTGTAAAAAAACAATGAAAAAAAGACTTGATAATAAGTTTTGGTATTTATACAAACATTGTTTTGATTGTCAAATTGACTTTGAACACAAATTAAGACTTGAAGGAAAGTATGATGAGTGGGCAACAAACAAAGTAAAGAAAAATCAACGAGCTTGGGTTGATGATATGATACAAGGAATTGAACAATGGAGAACTGAAAGACCAGTTGACCAAATCTATGACATTGGTATTAAAGACCCAGAAGTTGAAATAAAGAAAGCACAAGTTAATGAAGAAGCTTTAAATAAACTTGCTGATGATGCTATAAAAGACTTGAAAAAAATGAGAGAAAACATATAACTAACTATTTATAGGTAAGGAGAAAAATAATGTTAAAAAAACTACTTGGACTACTAGCAGTAATAGGAACAATCTTTGGTGCTATCGCAGGTTCTAAAAAATCTAAAGAGTTAAAAGAACTTGAAAATAAGATTGATGAATCCAAAAAAGAAGAAAAAAGTGTTGAAACTAAAATTGCTAAGTTAGAAAAGAATAAGAAAAAGAACAAAAAAGAAATTACTTCTTTAAAAAGAAAACTAACCATTTCTAAAAAGAAAACAACAAAAATGGAAAAGACTTTTGAAAAAGGTGATTCTGATAAAGCCGCAGAGTTCTTAAAAGATTTTAGTAAATAAAGGTAAAGATATGAAAAAGTTAATAGTAATATTGGCTTTGTTTGGGTTTATTTATTCTCAAGATAAAGTTTACACTTTTACTGAAGAAGAAGTCACTAATATGGCTAACAAAGTAAAAGACTTACAAACTCAAGTTGAGGAACAAACAAAGCAAATTAGTATTTATGATGAGTTAATGAAAAAATATGAAAATCAAGCACAAATTGATTCAATGTTAATTTCATTTAAAACTCAACAAGTAGATATTTTAAAAGACCGAGAAGTCTTATATGAGAAACAGATTAAACTTGTTAAACCTAAATGGTATGAAAACAAGTGGTTGTATTTTACATTTGGTGTAGTTGCAACTTCAGTTTCAGTAAAACTTGCCGGTGAAATAGTTGATTAATGAGTGATAAAAAACAATTAAAAGAAGCCATTAAAAGAGAATACGCTAAATGTGCAACTGACCCTGTTTATTTTTTGGGTAAGTATGGAATAATTCAACACCCTGTTAGAGGTAAAGTTAATTTTAATCTATACGATTTTCAGGAAAAATCATTAGAATCTTTTATGAAACACGATTATAATATTGTGTTGAAGGCTAGACAATTGGGTTTATCAACATTAACTGCTGGATATGCTTTGTGGATGATGACATTTCAACAAGATAAAAATATCTTGGTCATTGCTACAAAACAAGAAACAGCAAAAAACTTAGTAACAAAAGTTAGAGTGATGCACGCTAACTTACCAGGTTGGTTAAAACAACCTTGTGTTGAGGACAACAAATTATCATTACGATATAAAAATGGTTCTCAAATTAAAGCGGTAGCGAGTTCTGAGGAATCAGGTCGTTCCGAAGCCTTGTCGTTATTGATTATTGATGAGGCAGCATTTATTGAAAAAATAGATACAATATGGGGAGCCGCACAACAAACACTAGCGACTGGTGGTAGAGCTTTAGTTATCTCTACACCAAATGGTGTTGGTAATTTTTTCCATAAAACTTGGATAGGTGCTGAAGACGGAACTAATGATTTTAATTTTATTAAATTACATTGGTCAGTTCACCCTGAAAGAGGACAAGAGTGGAGAGATGAACAAGATAAATTATTAGGGCCTTCATTAGCCGCTCAAGAATGTGATTGTGATTTTATCACTTCTGGTCGTGGTGTTATTGATGGTTTACTACTTGAAAATTTAAAAGAAACTAGTGTAAGAGAACCAATGGAAAAGAGAGGTATAGACTCTAACTATTGGATATGGCAACCACCAAACTATACTAAGAATTATGTGGTAAGTGCCGATGTTAGTAGAGGTGATGGAACTGATTATTCAGCGTTTCATATTATAGATGTAGAATCTTTGGAACAAGTAGCTGAATATAAAGGTAAAATCTCTACACAAGATTTTGGAAATATGCTAGTTAATGTAGCTAGTGAATATAACAATGCTTTGTTGGTTGTGGAAAACAACAATATTGGTTGGGCTGCAATTCAACAAGTAATTGATAGAGAATATCCAAACTTGTTTTATACAAGTAAAGATTTGCAATATGTTGATGTTCAACATCAAATAACAAATAAATATAGAGTTCAAGAACGAAATATGGTTCCTGGTTTCTCAACAACTCAAAAGACAAGACCTTTGATTGTTGCAAAGTTAGAGGAAATGTTTAGAGAAGAATCAGTTGTGGTTCATTCTCAAAGACTAATTGACGAGTTGTTTGTATTTATTTACAACGGAAACAGAGCGGAAGCAATGACCGGATATAATGATGATTTGGTAATGTCTTTCGCAATAGCCCTTTGGGTTCGTGATACTGCGTTAAGGTTAAGAAGTGAAGGTATAGAACTTTCTAAACGAGCAATACAAGGTATCGGACAAAATCCAGGAATTTATACTTCTGAAGTTCAGAAAAATGATTCTTGGGAAATGGATGTTAAAGGGGAGAAAGAAGATTTAACTTGGTTAATAAAGTAGAGGTAAAAAATGGCCGAAAGAGATATATTTAGTAGATTACAAAGACTATTCTCAACAAATGTAATTGTGAGAAATGTTGGTGGTAGAAAATTAAAAATAGCAGATACAGCACAAGTTCAAAGTATTGCTGGTAAGGATTTAGTTGATAGATTTTCTCGTCTATACAAAAGTCCTAGTGGAATGAGTGGATACAATCAATCTTTGTATCAAAAAACAATGCGTATGGGATTGTTTAGAGATTATGAAGCAATGGATTCAGACCCGTTGATTTCATCAGCACTTGATATTTACGCAGACGAAACAACTTTAAAATCAGAATACGGAAAAATACTAAGTATTAAATCAGACAACAATCAAATACACGATATTCTACACAATTTATACTATGATATTTTAAACATTGAGTTTAATTTATACCCGTGGACAAGAAACTTGTGTAAATACGGAGACTTCTTTTTAAAACTTGACATTAATGAAAAATATGGTATTACAAATGTAGAACCATTATCAAGTTATGATGTTCAAAGAGTAGAGGGTGAAGACCCAGAAAATCCTTATTATACGAAGTTTGTATTGGAAAGTGGAGATGTAAGACAAACACAACAAGGAGCAAAAACAGAGTTTGAAAACTATGAAATAGCTCACTTTAGAATGATTTCCGATTCAAACTTCTTACCTTATGGTCGTTCAATGTTAGAGGGTGGTAGAAAAGTATGGAAACAATTATCACTTATGGAAGATGCTATGTTAATTCATAGAATTATGAGAGCACCAGAAAAAAGAATATTCAACATTGACATAGGTAATATTCCACCAGCAGAAGTTGACCAATATATGCAAAAAATAGTTGGTAAAATGAAGAAAGCTCCGGTTATTGACGAAAACGGACAATACAATTTAAAATATAATATTCAAAATATCACAGAAGACTTTTTCTTACCTGTTCGTGGTGGAGATAGTGGAACAAGAATAGAAAACCTTAGTGGTTTAGAATATCAAACAACAGACGATATTGAATATTTAAGAAACAAATTATTAGCATCATTGAAAATACCACAGCCTTATTATGGATATGCTGAGAAAGCTGGTGAATCAAAAGCAACACTAGCGGCAGAAGATGTTAGATTTGCTAGAACCGTAGAAAGAATACAAAGAATTATGGTTAGTGAATTAACTAAGATTGGTATTGTTCATTTATATTCACAAGGATATACAGACCAAGACTTAGTAAACTTTGATTTAGAATTGACAAATCCATCTAAAATCTATGAACAAGAAAAGTTAGAATTGTTAGGACAACGAATAACAGCGTTCAATGATTTAACTGCAGAAAATTCAGTAACACCTAAAGAGTGGGCTTACAAACAAATCTTTGGATTTTCTGATGATGAAATTAAATCTTTTGAAGAAAAAATCGTAGAAGACAAAATAACAGAATTTAGATACGAGTCAATTAAAACAGAAGGTAATGACCCTAAACAAGCCGCGGAACAAGAACAACAAGAAGGTGAAGAAGAACTCGCAAGTAGAACCGGAACTGAAGAAATCGGTGAAGAAGGTGGTTCTCCTGAAGGCGGTTGGGAAGGTGCTGGAAGACCTAAAGAGATGCCACATTACGGAAAAGACGGAAGTGCAAGAGGTCGTGACCCATTAGGTAATCACGAAAGAAAAAAACTTCGTAGTTCTAGTCCAAGATACGGCAAAGCTTATAGAGAATCATTAGGTTTAGACAAATTAAAATCAAAAGTTGATAAGAAAATAATCAATGAAGCTGAAGATGTTGATACTGAGTATAAAAATGAAGTTTCTTCGTCTTTAAATAACAATTAAATTGATTAATTATTTACTTACATTATATTTATAATTGATAGAGTATATCAATAAGGATTGGTGTTTATAAAAAAGGAGTTAAGGAATAAATATGTCCCAAAAAATAAAACATTCTAAGATAAAGAATACAGGTTTATTATTTGAAATTTTAACAAGACAAGTAACAGCTGACATTTTAAATAATAAAAAATCAAAATCAGTAAATTTATTAAAAAAATACTTTAATGAAAACACTGCATTAGGTAAAGAGAAAGAACTATATGATATTCTTTTAACCAATTCTTATCAAGAAGAAGCAAGAGCAGAAAAATTACTAGAAGCTGTTATCAAAACAAGACAAAGAATTAGTAATAAAGAATTAAAAGTAGAAAAATACAATTTAATTAAAGAAATATCAGAAACTTTTTCAGCTAAAGATTTCTTTAACACAAGAGTATCTAATTACAAAACATTAGCGTCTATTTACAAATTGTTTTTAGTAGAAACAACAAAAATAGATTTTAATCCAAAACAAATTATTGATACGAAATACACTATTTTAGAAAGTATCACTTCTAAACCAAAAAAACAAAAACCAAGTTCATTGGTGGAAACATTGAGAAAAGAAGAAAGAGATACTCAATTATTATCATATCAAATTTTGGTTGATAAATTCAACAAAAAATATACCAATTTATCAGAATCACAAAAATCACTTCTAAGAGAATACATTAATAATATATCTAATTCTAATTCTTTTGGTAAGTTCATAAATGAGGAAATCACAAAGGTTGTAAACGAGTTAAAATCACTATCCAGAAAAGTAAATGATAAAGTGGTAAAAATCAAATTAACGGAAGCTATCAATCAAGCTAAAAACTTTACAACTAAATCAGTCGTTAAAGATAATCAAGTTATTTCTTTAATGAGATACTATGAACTAATCAAGGAATTAAAAGATGTCACAAGCGTTAAATAATCTAAAAAAACTTATCATTGAAATGGTAGAAGAAGAAGTTTCTACAAATGAATATGCAAATACTCAAGCCAAAAAAAGAAAACAAAAAGGTTTAGAAGAAAAACTTAACTTATTCTTAGAAAAAAATAAACCAACCAATCCTTCCAAATGGTCTTATTACAAATCACAAGCTAAAAAGAAGTTTGATGTTTACCCATCAGCTTATGCTAATGCTTGGGCAGCAAAAAAATACAAAGCGGCCGGTGGTGGTTGGAAAAAAGAACAAATCGGTGAAGCCTCAATGACTGGTAATTTAGACGGAGGAGAGGGGCCACCAAAAACACCTTACGCTTTTCAATCAAAGAAAAAAAGAAAACAAGATAAAGACAAAGAAGATTCAATAGCAACAACTTCAACAGGATTTACAAAGGTAAACGAAGTTACTGATAAAGAAATTAGTGCATTACAAAATATTAGAAATGGTTTAAATAAACTACGAAAAGATTATACAAAGATTTATAATATTGGTGATAAAACACTTAAAGATAGAAAATATAATGTTTATTATAAATCTATTCTATTCGCTATAGAAGAAATAACAAATCTTGTAGAAACTTTAAAAAACAAAAAAATGTTAGGTGAAGGTCGTTATCACGATTGGAGAAATGACGAATCTTTAACACCAAAACAAAAAATCGGTAGAAGTATTCGTGAAGTTAAAAATTCTTTAAATGAATTAGACAAAACAATTAAAATGAATCAAAGATTAAAAAATGAATTAAAAGTAGATTCAAAAGATTATTGGAAAACTACACACAAAGCATTAAGTAGTATTTCAGAAAGATTAGTAAGATTAGCCAGTAGAGTAGGTAATTTACGATAATGAACTTATCAGAAAGCGTTGCTGATAAAGCTAAAGCTTCCAAAGTAGTAAGAAAACTACAAAAAGCAGAAGCTCAGTTTCGTAAAACAATGTATGAACTTGATAAAGTTTTAAACAAGGATAAAGTAAATAAAAAATTATCCACAGAATTAAAAAAAGAATATCGTTCTAATGTAACAAAATTTATGAGAACTATGTTAGGACTAAAGAAAAAGGTAAAATAATGAAACAATTAATAGTAGATTATATTCCATTTGAGATTACACCACAACAAATAACTGAGTCTATGTCAACAAATGACGGAAAGTTAATTGTTAAAGGTGTATTACAAAGAGCTGACGCTAAAAATCAAAATGGTAGAGTATATCCAAAAAACTTGTTGATGAGAGAAGCTAAAAAATACACAGAAAACTTTATTCAACAAAAAAGAGCACTTGGTGAATTAGACCACCCAGATTCATCAGTAGTAAACTTACAGAATGCATCACACAATGTATTAGAAATGCATTTTAACGGAAATGATTTAGTCGGTACCGTAGAAGTATTGGGAACACCAAGTGGAAACATTTTAAAAGAATTATTTAAATCAGGTATCAAACTAGGTATTAGTTCAAGAGGATTAGGTTCAGTAGAAACAATCGGTGAAAGTGGAGCTCAAGAAGTTCAACCAGACTTTGAGTTAATTGCATTTGACTTTGTATCAAATCCTTCAACTCACGGAGCATTTTTATCACCAATGAACGAATCAGTTGATTTGTCAAACGCTTACGAACAAAGACCAGATTGTGGTATTTGGTGCAGAACAGAACAATTAATACACGATATCATTACAGAGAAATAATATGAAAATAACTAAATCACAATTAAGACAAATAATTAAAGAAGAAATCCACAATGTTAAAAAGTCAATGATGTTGACTGAAGCATTTAAAAGTGATGTTTTAAGAAATTTAGCAAGTGGATATGGTGGTCTAAATAGAGAATTCTTTTCACAAACAGCAAAAAGATACGGAGTTGAGTGGGATAAAATAGAAGACTATCACATTGAAAAACTAAGAACACCAAAGAAAAAAGGTTTAGTTATTGCAGTTGCTGGTAAAAATGTAGAATATCTACCAAGTAAAGTAAGACAAGGTTATTATAGTAGTGGTAGAGTATATGTAGGTCTTACAA